TTCGGCTGTCGGCGGACAGATTGATGTAGGCGACCTTGGCAATGTCAGCGAAGGCACCGGCACTTCAGGTAACATCCTCGTTGACTACAACCTGAGCGGAGCGTATTGGCTTAGTGTCACGCCTGCGACATGGGCTGGCACTCACCTCCCGTTGCAGCACCTGGCCAATGTAACAGGCACACCAACGAGCGGTGACTTGTTGAAATTCAACGGCACGAATTGGGAGCCGTACACGCCGCCCGCAGCCGTCAGCTACTTTACCATTCAAAGCTCATTCTACACGGGGGACGGCAACGGGGACTACATTCCGATTGGTGGCACTCTGACCGAGACAACATCGGCCCAATACTACAATCGGTGGACAGCACCTATGTCGGGTGAGGTTGTTAGTGCACGTGTATTTGTCACAAGCACCACAGCGGGCAGCAGTACCATTGCGATTTCAAAATATCCGATTCCAACCACCATTGACAGCTACACGCAGACCATCAGCAGCGCGAACACTGACGTTGAATTCACCTTTGATACTGCGACCTTCGTAGCCGGCGACCAACTCCGCTTTTGGTTCGATCCAACCGGAAGCCCCGCAGGCGTGTCAATCACAATCCTCATAAAGCTGGAACACCCATGAGCCTGACAAGCTATACCGCCGATGCGCGAGAAGACATTTCAGACGTTGAACACCTGCGTGCAGTGCTTGACGAGCTACAGCTTGTCCTCGCAGACCTTGAAACGCGATTGGCTGCCTTAGAAAGCGCATGAAGGTTGGGGATCCAAATGACGGATCTGTGACTTAAATCCAACCTAGTCCTACACACACAACAGGACGCATGTAATCTTTGGGTATGCTTTGTCGTGAGAACATGCTGAACATATTTGGATTGGGATGGTCCTGGACTGTCCTTGATTCTCGCATGGGCACGCTGCTCACGTTTGTGACAGGAGCAACTTTGATTTGGATGAACATTGAACGGGCACTGAAAGCTCGTAATAGCCGCAAAAAACAAGATGATTGAAGTCTTTCAAGAAAACTGGGCAGAAATTATTCTCGCCGTTCTGCTCCTTGCTGACACGATTGTTAGCCTCACCCCATCGGACAAGGACGACAAAGCCCTCGGTTACATCCGCGCCATCGTCATGGCAGTCCTCGGCAACTCCGGAAAGGACGACTCCGGTAGTGCCGACAATCCGGCCTGAGTTCGCTCGCGGAACATTCAACAAGATCATCCTGCACCATACCGCCACCCCAAGGGAGGCTCGGTATGGTGTTGAGTGGTGTCGTAAACTTCACGTCGAGCACAAGGGGTGGAGGGATATCGGCTACCACTTCTACATCGAACATGATGGTAGGATCCGCGAAGGACGGCCTATCAACATGAGCGGGGCTCATACCCGCGGAGAGAATAGTCAGGCAATTGGAATTGCATATGTGGGAGGCATCCTACACGGCGAGTCAAGTTGCACCATGACCGAGGAGCAGGCTATCAGCATCAGTGCTGTAGTGGACTACCTACGAAACACAATTGGCAAGCCACTGCCGCTTTATGGGCATCGGGACTTTAGCGCAACCTTCTGCCCAGGGTTCAACGTGCAGGACTACGATTGGGAAAACAACAAGTGGCTTCGATGAGCGAGCACGAGATTCAGTCAACCCTTGTTGACCTGATTGACGAACACTACCCAAACATCCTGTATTGCGCCACAGTAGGCGGGGCGAGGATGTCCATCTCTACGGCAAAGAAGATCAAGCAGTCCGGGTACCGAAAGGGCATCCCCGACCTGATCTTCTATGAACCTCGATTTGGTTACATGGGGCTGTGCATGGAGATCAAAAAGAAAGGAGGCCGGGTATCTCCACACCAACATGAGTGGAGAGCCGACCTCCTTAAGAGAGGCTATCAGGCCGTAGTCTGTACGGGACTACATGAGTGCGTTCAACAATTCAACACCTACTTCAGACTAAATCTGCCTCTACCAAGGCTTGATGTAGGTTAACCGTGATAGTCCTCCCCAAAGCGTTCGCCCATTTCTCCAATGTGTCGATCTTGGGATTCATCAACCCGCGCTCGTACTTGGACAAGGTAGACTTGTCAATCTCGCAGAGCTGTGCCACGATATCGAGACTAGCCCCCTTCTCTTGACGGAGGTCTCTAAGAGCATAGACAATAGAGCTTGTGGTTGCGTTCATGACCACAATGTAGGAAAAAAACCCCAATCACCAAGGGCGGGCTGTGGCTTTCACTTTTCTTGACAAAAGATTCAACTCAAGCAAGTAGCAGCCCAGGGGCTTGGGTGGTGCTCCGCGCATGATGTGCCACCCTTTTGTGCCGTCACCATATTCCTCCTTGTAGGTGGGCGTTCTCACATGCAGCACCTCTTTAAGCTCCGGGTTGTGTTTGTTGTTGAGGGTCTCCACAACGTGGTACATGGTGTAGCTCTCATGAACGTGACCGCTCACATACAAGTCAGCTCCTTGGATGCTTGCCATTGCGCGTTGATTCTGAATCACACCCTTAGTGACCGGGCCTCCGCCTCCAGCCCCATGAAAATACTTGGCACGGAAGCTCATGCCGTTGCCTGAATCCATCTTGAACGACCACACGATCCAACCTCCATAGCCACCCAACTCGACCGTGGCACCACGCACATTCAACCCGTGAACCAATCGCGCGAGCAGATCTGTCTCGCAGTTCTTCAGGATAGCTGTCTCGTGGTTGCCATAACCGATGAGCTTGATGTTTTGTGCGTAGGGGGTAAACCAATCGACAGCAGTATCGACGAGAGCGTCGAGGTAGGTGTTCGTGTTGTGTTCCGGTCGCACATCTGCTTTCATCCTGCGACCATCATATCTGCCCTGCATAGCGCAGAACAGGTCGCCGAAAATGAAGATGTCCAGTCCGGCTTCGCAGGCGCGGTCTAGGTCTCTGCGCAAAAGCTCACGATCACACTTGGGATTGTCCCAATGCAGGTCGCTCATCAGTATCGCTTGATACTTGTCTCCAGCCTTGTAGTCAAGGCTATATGTCTGTACTGCCTTCATGACTTTTCGAACATGCTCAAACTGATAGGGATGATGCCGATGCCCGCCAGGACTACGGCCTCCCAAGTCATGCCATGAAGTACGATCTGCTCACAAGCCGTGATGGCAATCATGCCGCCCACAGTCCTCTTGGCTGACCATCGCCGCAAGTCTCCCTTGGTCTTGAACACCTCGGTGATGTCCATGCGCTTGAGAAGTGCGGCGAGGGCAGTCTTCATAATTCACAAAATTGTCTGAGCCACTTGGCGATGTGGCGTTGGGAAGGGGCGTATTCGTATCGGATGTCCAACACGTTTGATTCGAGGGTCGTACTAAGCTTCTGATACCGAGCACGATTCAGGTCAGAAGATAGAATCTCCGCCTCGTAATTCTCATGAACAATGTATTCGAAGCGACACCGCTCAAGAAGAAGGAGAAGTCGATCACGCATCCTTTCGCTGACCTCCTCCTCCTGCTCTAGATTATCGAACAAGTCGTCAATCCAATCACTCATGGTGGACTCCTTCGTCTTCGCTGTACACGTTGGACTCACTATACAGGCCAATGACCTTCAGCACAGCGCGGCTCAAAGCCCGCTTCTCAGCGGTCATAACGTAGTAGCTGTTCTTACAATTCTCCGGCCCGGCTTCGCCATAGGTCTCCACACGGACGTTGCGGTTGTCCATCCATGCCGTGGCCTTTAGAACCACGAAGTCTCGGTCCATGACAATCTCGCTGAATTCCACTTCGATGTTGTTCACCGCTTGGATCTTCTCGATGCCTGTGCGCTTGATGATGACAAAGTGCCTATGCTGAAACACATCGTCCACACTCAGCCCGTTCTCTTCAAAGATGCGCCGCATGCGCACTTTATCGCTTTTCGTCAAATTGCTCATTCTTCTTTCTTTCGGGGTCCAAACTTCTTAATGGCTTAAAACATAATCATCTGCGAACCAATGCTCATTCCGTCGCCCAAGTTTTTCGTGGTGCCCTTTGGGTAAGGCATTACATCAAACCTTCGGCAATTCATGATTCTCTTCTTGTCTGATTTGCTCGAATGAATGCGGATGTACCTGTGCTTGGCGGGCCGCTGCACTTGGATCAGGCGATCGCCATACTTAGCTTTCAACTTCTCCACCCGATTAGGTTCAAACGCGAACTCATCCATTAAAGTGCGAGAATGACGCGAGGGGTCGTCCTTCAAAACCCAATCCTTTTGGGTGTGACTGAGCCCGGTGTACATGAAGGAGCTCGCCTGGTAGACGTACCCTACATGACCCTTTCCAGCGTCGGCGTAGCTGATGATGATCTTCGGCTTTGGTAATTGCTTGATGCTCTGAGAAATTAGATAGCTCGCCGCGTTGGGCGTTGTCTCTCCTTGCAGGACAAGCCGATTTAATTCCAACACGTGATTCTGCCAATCCTCACCAAAAGGGCTGACCAACACTGAGACGGGAAGCGCACGCCCATAAGTCACCACGCCTCTCAACACTCCGTCTTCAAATAAACCAAATTGATATGAGGTGCTGACATCTCGCCGCAGGTAGTGAACTTTCAAAAGCCAAGGCCGACAAACGTGATAGGATATAGGAATCACACGAGTCATTTTCGGGGTCCATACTTCTTCATGGCTGTGATTGCTGCTGTAACCGAGTCAATGAATGCCGGGTTTAGCTGAAACAGCTCAATGAACATCATAGCAAGCTGCGCTTCACTGCCATTGCTCAGTATGCTCACCATGTCCGTGTTTGGAGTGTACAGCCAATTCTCCTGGTCTTCCTGTTGCACCATTAGCTCCTCTTCATCCAGTAAAGCCTTGATGCGGATGTAGATGTATGCTTGGTTAGGATCCTCCAACGCGTCTTCAAGCAGAATCTCGACATTGTCATCAATGCCATCGTAGCTCTCGTTTAAATCAAACTCTTCCATCACAAACCACAATGCCCTGAGTCGCACTCTGAGAAGTCGTCAAAGTTAAGCTCATGTTGGAGCCGGTGCCGGCTAATCTTATCGTAAGAGGAGCCGCCGTGAATCCATTGCCCCTTGCCATTTATGCGTTCCCTGCTCGCAAACCATTCCATCTTTTCCGGATGTAAGTCAAACATCTGCCGCAACAAAAGCGGGTTCCTATGAAAGCAACCGACGCAATTGTTGCGCGGCGCAAAGCGGACAAAGCTGCCTCGCCAAAACTCTACGACCTGGTCACGCCGGATGCCGTCGTTGACCATCGGAAAAACGGGCTTCTGCCATGCAGCCTCTGCCCATTTGTTATTGCCATTGGAGTGCTTGCCAACGACGTGCTTAAACTCCAAAAGACCTTCTTCGTTGCATCGATCTAGCATCCGGTTGGCCCTGCGTTCCTCGCCGGATCTGAATCCAATTTGCATCTTAACCGGTTCCCCGATCGTGTCCTTCCACCAATGAAACATGGGGCGCAGCTTCATCTCAACCGTACAATAACGATGCAGCTTGTTCGGCAACCATCCTCCATTGTGGGTTGTGACGTGGTCGAAGGTCTCCCCAACTACCCAATGTATCTCTTGGCCAAGGTATTGTTCGAGATCCAGCATAGTATGCAGAATGGTGTCGTCTTCTGCCGTGGCAATGAACTCTCGCCCGATGCGATCGCTGACTTCGCGGACTAAGCCCTTGTCGTTCGGGGTGCAGTTTCTGTCCTCAATGCAGACCAAGGCAAACACCAAAAAATCTGACGGGTAATGGCGAGCCACATAAGCCGAGCTCTGCCCTCCACTTACACTTGTCACTGTCTTCATCGCATCAACTCTTCTATGCTCGACTTCAACGAGCGGTTCTGTTTGCTTAACTCAGCATTACGCCTGGTCAGCTCTCGGTTCTTGCATTCTAACTCAAGAGAGACTCTTCTGTCAGCTTGCAGGCAAGTGCTCAAAGTCTTGATCCCTACTTCCAAGTCTTCACATTGATTCAGCAGATTGCTGATCTCATCGCAGCACACTTCAAGGGTATTCTTGCATGCTTGCAAATCCAAAGGCTCGTCCATTTCAATTTGCACCATGACACTTTGCGCAACGCCTCCCGCTTTGATCCGAACAGCCATTCGCTCTAAAGTATTCATGTGTGTTGGGGAAAATCTGCTCATTGGGTAAAACGATTGGTTCTGCGAGATAAGTACAATTTGGCTCGCCCAAGGCTCCCACTGCCTTTAGGCTTTGTTTTCTGATTGATGATCCACGTCTCACCATCGCGAATCTCAGCCTCACCCTCACGAAGTTTCTCTCCAACGGGTGGTCGATAAACAAGCAGCATGGTGAAGGCTCGACGATACCAAGCCTGACCCCCTGCCCATTCCTGCGGAAGTGCTGGTTTTTGATAACGCTTGCCACTCACCGTGCTGCTATCCGCATGCAACTTCGCGATGTGATTTACCACGATGTCGATACGATTCCATGTCTTGCTATAAGTACGGATCTTCTTCAGCTCGCTCGTGAGCCAAACGTCTTCTCTTCCGCCTGCCGTATTCAAATCCCTCTTCGCGTCGTTCCATGGGTCTAACACGGTCGTGTCGAAATTTGGGCTTTGGCATGCTTGATAGAAATGATCGGGACCAAAGTCGATCCCTTGCGCGTCCGGGTCGAAAAAAGTGAAGTGATTTCCAACCCACTCTAAGGCAAGCTCGAACTCTTCGTCTGACATGTGCTCCTGATCCTGACCACGAAAGTTTTTTTTTCGCGCAGGAGCTCCAACGTGCATCTCCGCTAGGTCGATTGCCAACTCCTCCGGTCCGCCCTCTTCCCCCATATACACAAAATGCTTCCATCCGTATCGCTCGCTCCATTCAATCAGTAGCCATTTGACAAAAAGCGACTTACCATGATGTGGAGCACCAGCAATGAACAGGGGGTAGCCTTTGCGTGGAATGTAAAGCTCGTCCAACTCCTCGACCCCTGTCTGACAAGCTTCTTCTCGGATTTCGTTTCGCAGCTCATAAAGTCGCGGTTTTAGATCAGTGATGTTTTTGACCAGCTCCATCACACTCCAGTAAAAGCATCGTCAAAACCAACTTGACCTTCACCGGAAGAACTGATCTTCGACAAGTTCACATACTGCTCGAATTTGTCGCCAAACAAGGTCGCAGGACGAAGGTGCGTTTTAAGCTTTCGGTCATCACGCCAAGCATTTGCACGATCTTCGATAACATTTCTGTAGACCATCATTTCTGTGTAACCCCTCTGATACCAGGGGAGCACATATGCCCGAAGCTGCTCTGCACGGTATTGCGTCCCAAGGATCTGATTCATCGCTTGACAGACCGAGATGCAAAGCTGGTCAAACTCACCTTTCAATCGGTCACAAAAGAGGAGAGGCAGCCGTTGCCGCCCCTCCCCATGAACCAAAAATCTCGCAATGCGCTGTGCCAATGCGTCATCCAAATTAAGGTCGTCACGCACCTTCTGCATGTTCTGACCTGAGTGAAGTTTGACAAGGGCTTTCAACACATCCAACTCCGGGAGCTCAATGTGTGCGAGTTCATTTAGGTCGATTTGAATTCTAGCCATCAGAAGGGCAGGTCTTCGCCTTCTACTATCCCTGGAGTCGCTTGAGCCTCAAGGCTCGCCTTCTTCGGGTCATTGCGCAGCGACCAATCTTTCCCGTAGCCCACAATGTCGCCCTTCACGCCATTGTCAAAGTCCTGTTTGCTGACCTTGACGACAACAATGAAGTCGTTGTATTGCTTGTTGTCCATCTCAATCACACGCAGGTCAAGGTAGGTTCCCTTCTTGCCCTCAATGAAGTGTTTTTTCTGCTTGCGGAGTTCCTCGATATTGAGGCTGATGTCAAAAGTTTTTTTCGAGCTCATCGATTTTTTTTTTGTGGTAGTCGATTAATGCAGTGTCTATCACCGCTTGGATTCTGAGTGCGTCTTTGTCTTTTACTTGAAGGCAGTCCTCCCAAACGCGACAGCCATGAATGACGCTTGCATGGTGCTTGTTGAAGTACTGAGCCACCTGTACGGTGGTTTTTTTTTGGCGGCGGACAAGAGCATGGTAGCATGCTTGTCTCACCTCAACGAGGTGCCGATACCGAGCCTTGCCTACGACCAATGAGAAGTTGATGTCCAACATGTCACATACATGCTTGACGAATATTCCCATTTCGAGGTCTCCTCTCGCCATTTCGGTTCCGGGGAAAACGTAGGGGCTGATCTTACGCCCCGACATATCTGTAAGCCGGGACATGCGAGCTTCCGTTTTGGATCAGTCCAACCTTCACGGCAGATCCTTCCTGTTGAAGGATTCGCAGGATTTCTATCATTTCTGACTTCGTCGCTCGGCTATCATTTCTGAGCACCCTCTCTAAGAGGATTTCTGCCGTGAATAGTCCTGGGGTCAACGCCTCGCATTCGCGTCGGCAGATTCCCACAAGCTTCAACCCGCGCGGGTCTAGCTTTGATTGCTGTGCGCCCCATGTGAGGGCATCGCATATGGCTTCGAAAAGTCCGTTCATGATTTCTGTGGATTCTTGGTGGGGGGCAATGTAGAGGGTTTGTTCAATGCCGCGCAAGGCAATCAGACATTTTTTTTTGTCCACACCGAGTGTGGGCAGAACTTTGTCCCTGTAGGTACTTACATGTTCCTTGTAGGTACGTACTCTATAAATACCTACACACAAAAAAAGAGGGAACCTAGTAGGCTCCCTCTTCGCGATCTCGCTCAAATTTCTCGTCTTGGTCCGGTCGATAATCCGTGCCGCTTCCACGGCAATCAGCACAGGTCAAGTACTCAGGGTACTCCCACGACGACGGATCCAGTACGCTACCGGAACCACCGCAGTTTTCACAGGGCCCCCTCACAGCTTCGGGGGATTTACGATGTACTTGTCTTCGTACTTGGCCTCGACCATCTTGACCAATTTATACAGCGCACCCTCAATTATTTCCTGATGGTGGTTGAAAGTATCCTGAGCTTCCTCCGTGAACACCTCATCGCCATTTTCTGCAATCACAGTGCAGGTCTCAAAGTATTCCCGCTCCACCAGTTGAAAAGCAACTGAGCCGGAAATTTCAAGGATTTCTGAGTGGATTCGATCAGAGTCCGCAGGGTCAGGTGTAAGAAGGGACGCCAAAGCATCCTGCATGCGGCACACACGTTCCGTGATTTCCGGTGTTTCAGGGCTCAGATCAAATCCGTTTTCGGCAACCTTCAAAACCGCTGTGGTGAGTTGTGCAAATTTCTTGTTCATGGCGATTTTTTTTTTTGCGATAGCAATTTTTTTTTTTTCAGACAGCGTAGAAGTTGAGCCCCATGACGTTCATGGTCTTGCGGGTGTGGTTCCAAAAGAAGTCATCGAATTCGACGCAGCCCTTGGTTGAAGGGTGGTGATACTCAGCAGCTACAATGAAGCTGTGGAAGGTCATGATGTCGATTGGACCCAATGGAGCAGAGTCTTCGCGATTGACAATCAATTCGTAGTAGGTACCGCGATCGTTGGGTGCGAATTCTGCATAGTAGTCATCTCCGCACATTTCCATGAAAATCTCAATGAGCTTTGCGCGGACGAAACCTTGTTGGTCGAGGGTGTGTTGTGTTGAACTCATGACCGCAATTTAGAACAAAACTTCCATGATACAAGCATGAACTTGAAAAAAAGTTCAAAAACGCCCCGCGCGTTGCGGCGGATC